GCTTCCGCTGGCGGTGATGTTAACATTACTCCTGGTACTGGCTCAATTGGTAACAAGTCTGGCAACGTGGTTATTAAAGATACTGCAGGAAACTCTGGTTGGAACACTGCTCACGCTATGCTTGGTATTTATCACCTTTGGGTGGATAGTTCGGGGCGCCTTCGCATCAAGAACTCTGCTCCTACTAGCGATACTGATGGTACTGTCGTAGGTACTCAAGCCTAATAAGGTATATTCATGGCACAGATTACTTATCGAGCCAACTTGTCTGCCAAAAGTTTTCCATTTGTTTCGGAGAACTTTGGCAGATCTGTCATTGTAGCACAGTATGATCAGAACTATAATAAGCTTCTGTCTGCTGGTAGCACAGCCAGTCCTGATGAAGATCGGGATATTGGTGTTCCTCAGTTGTATTACTGTCATAATGTAATGCCGCATGAGCAAGGAACTCAGAGCATTGGTTTCACTGATATTCTTCCAGGAGTTTCAGGTGTAACTGATTTCTCTGAGATCTTTCTTATCCGAGATTCAGCTGATAATAAAGCATATCTTGGTGTAAAAGGTAATGGAGATTTCTATATCTCTGATGGTACTGGGGCGCCTTGGGTATTTAAGCAAAGCGGCGTAGCTGGTAAGCTAGTCACTATTGCTTATGTATCAGGTCTTACTTATATCTATGTAGCAAATACTGGATGTTATATCTATGATTTTGCTGGTGGATCTTTCGTACCTGCCACACTTCTAGGTTTAGTTGCTGCTAATATTACAGGCATCTGCCATTCATATGGCTACATGATTGTTTGGAGTACAACTAACGTAGCTTGGTCATCTACAATAAATCCTCTGGATTTCGTACCTTCTCTAGTTACTGGAGCTGGCGGCGGTGCTGTAGAATCAGCCCGCGGTGCTATCAACTATTGCATCCCATTCTTACAAGGTTTCATTGTAGGTACTGCTGATAACTGTGTGGTTGCTCTGTACCAGAATAACTCTCAGTATCCATTTATCTTCCGAGAGATTGTTAACTCTGGGGGTATGACAGATTTGAATCTGGTGGACGTAGATCCTAATAGTTCTAACCTATACGCATATACAACTTCTGGTATGCAGTTGGTAAGTTCTACCCAGACTCAGACAGTATTCCCAGAGATTACAGACTTTATCTCAGGTCGATACTTCGAAGATTTTGATGATGAAACTAAGAGTTTCAGTACTGTTGTTCTTAGCGCACCTATGAAGAAGAAGTTAGCTATTCTTGCTGATCGCTATCTTGTTATGTCATATGGTATCTTCGAACTTACTCATGCTATTGTGTATGACTTTACCCTGAAGCGGTATGGTAAGATCAAGATAAACCATGTGGAGGCATTTACCTATCACATTGCAACTTCTGGTATCCTTGAGACTCCTCGACAATCTCTTGGTTTCCTGAAGAAGGATGGATCTGTAAGTGTGGTAGATTTCTCTATCGCCGCACCAACCTCTAATGGAACAGCAATCTTTGGTAAGTATCAGTTTGTGCGTCCTCGGATGTTGCAACTTGATATGATTGAATTGGAATCAGTTCGTCAAACTCAGAGTTTTGCTCTTACTACTATGGCATCCTTAGATGGTAAGAATACTGCGATGACAACTCCAGTGCTTACTTATTCTTCTGGTCTAACTCGTACCTATATGGATCGTGCGATCGGTAAGAATATTTCTCTCCTAGCACAGGGTGGATTCATGTTAGATTCTTTAATCTTAACTTTCAATATTCATGGAAAAAGGTAGGTGATACATGGGACAGAAGTTCTCTACCAATCTGGGCCTCGCGCCCTTTCCAGAGATAGATCAAGCAAAGTATCCATCAATCTTTACAGATTCTATTCGCACTCGACAAGCATTAGCAATCTTACAAAGTGCGATGGATTACTTCACTGGAGCTATTGGCCCAGAAGCTGGTAACTGGAATCAGTTAGATCCTGTTGCATATGACAGATTAAACAATCTAACTCGTATGTATATTCAGGCAACTGAGAATATAGCTGCTGGAGCTACTGTTAATTTCTATAATAATAGTGGAACTATTGCAGCTCGTAATGCTAATGCTACAGCTGCTGGTAAACAAGCTCATGCTTATTCTACTGGCGCTGTAACTGCTGGAAGCTGGGGAGAGTTTATTCGGATGGGCGCCTGCAAGCTTATCTCTGGACTAACTCCTGGAGCTACATATTACCAATCGAATACGAATGGTCTTATCTCACCAACCGCTGGAACGATTGTGCAACGAGTTGGATTTGCACTTTCTCCTACTGAACTTATCTTTCAACCTGCTCTTGTATGACAACCCAACACGACTATAAAGTTACTGAACACTTTCTGTTCTCTGAGATTACAAAATCTAGCACTGCTGCGCGCTTAGGTATTGATAACTCTCTACCTGACAATCTGCTAGACACTGCTAAGAAAACTCTCCTGCGAATGGAGAAGGTTAGAGTGTTGATAGGACATCCTATTATTATTGATTCGATGTACCGATGCTTACCTCTGAATCGTGCATTGAAATCTGCTGATACTTCTCAGCATCCTAAGTGTGAAGCGATTGATTTTATCTCTCCAGCTGCTGGAACTCCCACAGAGATCTGTAGGTTTCTTCTAAAGAATCAGGATCTTATTCGCTGGGATCAACTTATCCTTGAGCATGATTGGGTACACATTTCTTGGAATAGCATCCCCAATGGCTTACAAAGAGGACAAGTATTATCATTGCTAGAATCTGGTAAGTATGCCGCTGGTCTAACTGACAAAAAAGGAAATCCATTATGAAAGATTATATCTTAGCTCGTGCCTCAGAACCAAGCACTTGGCGTGGTTTGGTGTTTGTTCTCACCTCTCTGGGTGTGACTATCGTACCTGAGATGGTAACTTACATTGTCAGCGCTGGTACTGGTATTGCTGGTATCATTGGCATTGTAACTGCTGATAAGAAAGCTGGTGCTTAATCATGGCGGATACTCCTATCGCAGCTCGCGATCCAGTAGCCAATCTTAATAGTATTCTGAGCCTCTTTAGTGGTGGCTCAACTACTACAACTGGTGGCCCATCTACTTCTACCACCAAAAGCAATCTAACTGCTGAACAGTTAAATGCTCTGATCTCTGATGCTATGGCTCCATTGAACCAAGCATCTCATGGTGCTGGTCTCTCTACTTATTCTGATACAAACCTTGCTCTTGGTCGTGCACAAGTTGCAGCTAAGATCGGTGCTCAGACAGCTGGTACTACCACAACTGAATCTGGTAAGACTAGCACAACTACCAAAGCTGGAACTCTTACACAGCCTGGTGCTATGAAAAGTATCTTAGCTGGCACTGGTGCTAGTATGCTTTTGAGTCCAGTACTTAAAGGTATTAGCAAAGGTGTTGGCTTAGATAAGATGTCTAAAGGTATTGAAGATGCTATCTCTAGTAGCTTGGCATCTGGAACTACCAACCTCGGCGGCGGCCTTGCTGTAGATGCAACTAGTTCTATTACTGGTGGTTCTACAGCTGAAGCCGTGTCTGGACTTTCTTTAGACCCAGAACTTGCTACTCTGCTTGGCTTAGATGCTGGAACTACTGGTGCTGCTGTTGGTGGAAGTGCTGCTGCTGATATGGCTGCTGCTACTACCGCAGGTGAAACTGCTGGCGCTGCCGGTGCTGCGGCTGCTGGAACTGAAGCTCTTGCAGGAGATACTGTAGCAGGAGAAGCTGGTGCTGCTCTCGCAGATGGTGCTGTATTTGATCCAACTAGTGCAATGGTTGTTGGTGGCGCATTGGCTGCTGATAAACTTCTTGGAACTAATATCGCTGGCTCAGTTGGTGGAGCTATTGAAGATACTGGTAACGTAGTTAGTGATTTTATTTCCAATCCTCTTGGTGGTGGCGGAGATAACGGTTGTTTCCTTACTACTGCTGCTGTCGAACATCAAGGTTTGCCAGATGATTGTGAAGAACTGGAAACTCTCCGTAAGTTCCGTGATCACTTCATGCTTCAATCTGCTGAACTCCGTCAAGAAGTTTACTGGTATTACAAGCACGCTCCAGCGATTGTAGAGAAACTCAAAGCAATGGAGAACTCTTCTGAGATCTATAATGAGATGTGGAATACATACATTCTCCCAGCTGTTCATGCAGTTAAGAGTTATAAGTATGAAACAGCTTACTCGATCTATAAAGAGTTGGTTCATTATGTACAGAAAGAAGTAGGTACTGAATAATGGCAGATAATCCCATTTTAGCAGCAGCGTCGGCGGCACAATCTCAGATGGCAAATGCTGGTACTGAGATGGCATCTGCTCGTCAGTCGCAAGCTGAGCTATCTACAGAAGCTGCAAATGCGCAACTTGATATTGGTCTGAATAATCAGATCATTGAAGGCGCTAAGAATACTGCAGCACTTGCGAATCAAAATGCGCGCCTCAAGGCTGGTGCTATCTTCGGTGCTGATCTGAATCAACAAGGTGAACAGATCTCTAAAGCAACTGAGATTTGGCAATCTGCCTACGAGCGTCAACTCTCTGCTGCACAAGCTATTGAGGAAAAGGATAAGGTAGGTTTTACTGATAATCCTCTCCAATATATTATCAATCAATTTACTGTTAATCAGGATATTGAAGCACACAATGCAGCTCTGGCAGTTAAGAATGTAGCTAAACAACACATTGATGAGATCAATGCAATGTCTAATGCTACTGCTGTGAACCAAGCTAATTTCACACAGTCTATTACTCAAGCATCTGTTGACGCTGCTGCTAAGAATACTCTTAACACTTCTCTGCTCGCTGCGAATAAAGCTAAGATTGAAGCTCTTGGCTATAATGTTCAAGGCTTGCAAGATGCTGTGAATATGAGTAAGGAACAGTTGGGTGTAATGTTTAATGTGCAATCCATGCAGAATCAACAGGCTCAGTTAAAACTGGCAATGGATAACTATGCATTACATAAAGAAGAATTCAAGTGGAAGCAAGATGAACACGCTGCTGCTGAAGCAACTGATGAGTATCTCGTCGGTCGTATCCAAAAAGGTCTCGAAAGT